CATTCGCCATCTACGTTCGTGAAAACATGAGAGCAGAACTCGTATTTAGTATCAGAGCTAATCGACACGTCTCTCAGTGGTAATCCGATACTAGCGTAGTTATCCTTGAGTTGCGCAGCTGTGGTGGAAACCAACCATTCGTTGCAATCATCGCCGCAACAAAAAGGCAAGGTGCCGCAAAAGTAGGCCAATGTGGCGCGCGCAAGTCCGTTAGAAGTGGTAGTCAAAAAGTTCCCAGATCGCTGGACCTTGTCATCTCCGAAATCAATCAGAGAGCCATCGTCAAGGTAGCATATATTCGAAAGCAAAGTGTGGGACCACCACCTGGCCGCTCTATCTGCGAACTTGTTGAAATACCTGCAAGTTCGCCGCATGACGTGCACAGTGGGGTAAGTCAAAACCTTTGTAAAGTTCTTTTCCCACCCGGAGACGTCCGAGATTACTGGTGGTCCATACCGGTCAGTGTTCGCCGCAAAAAGAGGACCGAGCCTTGCAGCGTGGTCACGGTCAAACCCTATCCCTTTCTTCGTACAAAGATTTGGATACTTGTCGCCCTCCTCGCTCGTAAATCTCTGGAAAAAGACCCTGCATACGAGCTGGTCGACTATCGAGGCACTTGCTATTACTCTTGGCAAGGCCTTTCTTTTTGGGTTTGCTTGATTTTTCGGGAACATTCTGTCCGGGTCGCGGAATCCGTGATCAATGATTTCACAAGGGCTGTAGCTTTCGATGTACTCTTCAGTGAGGATCTCTCTACACCGTCGCCTGACTTCTTCTCGGACTTCTGTTGAGAATTCGTCGAGGAGTTTCGCGTTCGTTCCGCAGAGCAGTCGGTACGGGAAACCTGTGCCGGACTGTCTGTTGACTCCGGAGAGAGCAATCTCATAATTTCTTTCAAAATCTTCGTCGAAGGTGTACATGTCGGCGAAGGGGAACTCCCAATCGACTCCAGCTTGGATATAATCGCGCGCAACTTTTTCTGCCGCGTCTTCGAATTCTTTCCTTCTTTCTTCTGGAATTCTGACTCCTCGATGTGAGTGGTACTCGCTGAGCGAGTCAGCGAGGGCATCGATGTCTCGTTTGGGATTGTGGAACTCGTCGATAACTCCTGGGAACATTCTCTCGAACAACCCAAGGACAGCTGCGTTTGGTTCTCTACTTCCTCCTTTACAGAGGGTAGTGGGCGCGTTACCGACGACAGGGACATACTCTCTTGCGTTACGAGGTTTGGTCCAGACGATGTTAGCTTGACGCCAACAGAATCCGTACTCGTCAACCCGCGACAGACGCTCATGCTCTGTCTCCGCTGAGCCAACCTTTCCGCTTCCAACACACGACGCGCAGTAGCAGGAAAAATCGGGACAGTCTTCGAGAGTGCCCGTGGTTCCCCCTCCGCGGGCGCTTTGGGAGGGGCCTGAAAATCCGGGTCAACCGAAGCGTTTTTCTCGCGAAAAACGGCAGCTTCGCCATGGGCAATATACATAGCACGCTTGGTCCTTTTGAACCTTGCGTCCAAACTCTTCGTGCCCTCGCCATTGTAGCGAGCTTTACGGGTTCCCGATCCGTGCGCCGCCTCCTTCACAGTCGAAGCCTCGGCTTCCGTACGCTCTTCTTCAAGTACGTCGGAAAGGTATGCCAAAACCTCGTCGACTAAGACGAAGTTATTGACCTGGCCGATGCATCCGACATGGACGCCGCCCAAGTAAGGCTTACCACCGCAATAAACAAAAATCCCAGCCCCACTCCAGCCGGGGACAGTCGTAGCCTGATGCCCCCCAACAAAAGGGTTACTAACAGGGCTCGTCACGACCGGTCCTGAGGAGCGAAGAACCGAGGGTTTGCCGTCTTGCGGATCAACACATCCGTTGATGAAAATCTCGTCGCCATCGTTGATCCACTTCTCGCCGAAACTACAATATTTGGTAGCTTTCAGCGATCGTCCCCCAATTGGGACGCATTTCGCAATGCTGGATTCCGTGACTTCAATTACATAGAAATCAACAGGTGATGAGGAAGTGTTGCCAGCCTCAGAAAAAGAATTGATCAACACGCGCGCTTCCTTCAGAGAAGAAAACCTGCGCCCTAGCAAGCCAGTGGAACAAAGACTGCTAAAGTGGGTAGCGGTTTCGCCTACATGGGCAGCCGTCAGAAGAAGCGGGTGTGTGATTCCGCGAGGGTCCATCCATCTTATAAAACTTCCGCTCCCGATTTGGTTCATTACACCATTGTCTTCACGGAAGAAGACTACTTGGGAAGCGGCCATGTCCGACGACGAACACGTTTTAAGTATATCTTGAGGGACGGACCCCTTGCAGGCCATCTCCTTTACGGACACGGCCGCGATGGGGTGTTTCGAATTCGAAACATTTACGACATGGACTTTGTAAGTGCCAAAAATCTTATGATACACAAGTCTTGGTATTGATAGGAAGAAGTCGAGCGCCCACATAATATATTTCAATACAAAGATTGAAATCGTGACGCCGACATAAGTCATGGCTATTAGCATCGCTGCTGAAAAAGCCGTAACCCAATCTTCCACCGAGCAATCTATTATCTGAACCAGGATGAACCTGATCAGAACAAATAGACACTGCCACAAAGTCACTGCCGTAGAGAAAGTCGCCACCACCAAATCAGCGCCGCCTTGGAAGAACCACTTGATGGCCATACTGAAGAAAGCTTGAACAAACGAATTAAAAACGTCCGTCGGGTGTTCCTCAGTCGCCTTGTCCTGCGGTCGTGCCCATTTACTATACCCATAGTCTTTGGGTCGACCCGGTTCGACGTATGGGCGGGGATTGTATTCACGCGCCAGTCTCAAAGGCACGTCGGTCGTTGAATTCCAGGCGGTATAAGGCTCTGACCGATTAAG